ACTTGTCCCAAGTGCAGCTGGAAATGAATTTAGCTTAGTATATACATAACTATTGACTTCCTAGCTAAAGTATAGAAGTATATATATTATTTAGTTTTTATGGCATTTGTTCGTAAAAAGACCAAGGTTTATCCTTGGCCTGTAGAAGTAGAACGTCCTTCTGAGACAATACCGGGCGAGTTTGAAAAAACATCTTTTACAGGGAAATTTGCACGATTATCAAGAACAGAATTAAATAAATTTGATGACGAGGATGAGTATTCTGCTTTGTCAAAAATTTTAGTAGGTTGGGAAGATGTCAATGAGGAGGATGGAACACCTATATCTTTCAGCAAAACAATCCTAAAAGAGTTTTCAGAAGATACAGATTTTGTTGCAGCAGTATTAGCAGCATTTAGAAAATTCTATGCAAATGCTCAAGTGGGAAACTAACTGATGCTGCCATATACTGGGCTTCGGGTGGCAAACAGATAATAGATAGTACCGAAGAAGATGCAAAAGCATTCGGTATAAAAATAGAGAAGCAACCAGAGGTAAGTACTGATTTTGAAGTTTGGGATGATAATTGGGAAATTGTTATGATGTTTTTAAGAATACAAACACAATGGAATATGTCCTTTGGAGGTGTAGTAGGATTAAAATACGAGGTTCTATTGCTTGCTGGAGGTCTATTTGACCTTTACAATGTAGAAAACCGCCAAGAAATGTTAGAGGGCTTACAACTTATGGAATCTGTGGCTCTTCGTGAGATAAATAAGGAGAAGAAGAGTGGCTAAAAAATTAGAAACTTTTACTATTGCTATTGATTTAAAGGGTTTAAAAGATCTAACAGGTTTACAGCGACAATTAAAAAATTTAGAAAAAGTATCAAAACCTGTAGAGGGTAGTTTTAAGTTACTAACAAGAAGTATTAAAGATGTAAGTAAATTTACACCAAGAACAATAAGTCAATTTAAACAGAAGGAAAGAACACTTAAAGCATTAAGAGAAGAAGTTAAAGCAGGTGGTGTAGCTTTTAAAAGATTAGGAAGAGAAATAGAAGCTAATCGAAAGAAATTACAATCTTTCAATCAAACTCAACCAAAAGGAGGATTTTTTGGAAGACTTAAGTCTTCTAAGTTTGGAGTTGGAGGTAGGGCAGCACTTGGTGCAATGGCTGGTTCTGTGGCAGGTAACTTTGGGGCTACAGGTCAAATGGCTCTTACAGGTGCTGCTTTAGGAGGCCCAGCAGGTGCTGCTGCGGGTGCTGCTATTGGAGGTGTAATAGATACTGTGAAAGCAGCTAGTGCTGCTGCTAAATATGCTGCTGAAATTGGTCGTTTAGAGATTGCTTTAAAAGGTGTAACTAAAACACAAAGAGATTTTGCAAAAGCACAAAAAGTTATATCAAGTGTTTCTAAAGAATTAAATGTGCCAATTGGTGCATCAACAAAACAATTTACTACTTTATCTGCATCTGTTATTGGAGCTGGTGGAAATGTAGAAGATGCTGAAAAAGTTTTTAGAGGTGTTTCTGAAGCTATTAAGGCAACAGGTGGAGATGCTGAGGATGTACAATCTGCGATTCGAGCCATGTCGCAGATATTCGGTAAAGGTAAGGTGTCGGCCGAAGAATTA